TGGCGCGAGAAAGAAAATCAGCTTAATGAGAGCAGTCTTAATAGACGCACTAGAGAAACAATATGAGGCAGACATCGCAGCAGCAGATGCTGTGATTAAATTACTTTTAGAAAATTCTGTTGGGGTCAGTGAACATTTAAATCATCAAAAAGAATTAGATTGCCAATTACACAAAGTTGCTTCTGCAGAAGAAAAACTTCAAGTACTAAAAGATTACGAAATTCCAAATAAGGAGAAAGATGCCATTTAAATCAGAAAAACAAAGACGCTATCTATGGAAGAATGAGCCGAAGATCGCTCGAGAATGGACAAAAGCTTATGGTAGTAAACCTAAGGGAAAGAAGAAAAAGACAAAAAGGAGAAAAAAATAATGGACGAAATGGTATTCGTAGATAAGGTTAGAAGAATCATTAAAATGAGACACGATGATGTTGTAGCTGCCATGGTTTCAGGCGGTGTTGACAATATGGAGAAATATCAGTATATGTTGGGACAGTTACGAACGTATCAGTATATGAGTCAGGAAATATCCAGCCTGCTAGATAAAAAGGAGCAAAAAAATGACGGAACCGTTATCAGTATCAAACCTCAAGGAAGTCCCAAAACATAGGGATGCACTTCAAGAAAAATACGACAAAGAACCTAAAAAAGTTGAAAAAGATCTAACATCCGAAACAGCTAAATTACCTAAGCCAACGGGTTGGAGACTTTTAGTTTTACCTTTCAAGATGAAGGAGAAAACTAAAGGGGGTATTCTTATAACGGATGATGTTATAGAACGTTCGCAAGTAGCATCGACTTGTGGACTCGTTTTAGATGTAGGACCGGATTGTTATAAAGACAAAGAAAGATATCCTGATGGACCTTGGTGTAAAAAAGGAACTTGGGTTATTTTTGCTAGATATGCCGGATCTAGAATGAAAATAGATGGGGGTGAAGTTAGACTTCTCAATGACGATGAAGTTCTGGCGACCGTGGAAAACCCTGAAGATATATTCCACGAAATTTAATCATAGGGAGGAACTATGCCACGAGAAATGGACAAAGGAGACGAAGAAAAAACATCAAATCTAATTGATGTCGGTGATGCTGACGAAAAAGCAACTGAAGTTGATTTAGATAAAAAAGCTGAAGGAGGAGAAGTCAAAGATGAAAAAACTACTCAAGACAGTGATAAGCCCGCTGACACACCTGCGGAACCTGATAAGCAGCCTGATGTTCAAGCTAGCGAATCAGACAAAAAGGAAGAAGTAAAAGAACAACCAACAGAACAAAAGAAAGAAATGGAAGAGTATAGTGAAGGCGTTAAAAAACGTATCGCTAAACTTACCAGAAAGATGCGTGAAGCAGAGAGACAGAAAGAAGAAGCTGTTACTTATGCTAAACGTGTAATGAGAGAACGAGATGAGTTGACTCACACCGCTACGACATTAGATAGAGATTATGCTGTTGAAATGGAGAATAGAATCAAATCATCTTTAGCAGCAGCTCAAGCTAAATTAGGTGCTTCTAGAGAAGCAGATGATAAAAAAGCGGAAGTTGAAGCTTTAACGGCTATCTCACAATTAGGATACGAGCAGGGCAAACTTGCCGAAATCAAAAGCAGACAAAAAATGGAAGAAACTGCTAATGAATCTAGAAGAAAACAAGGACCTGCAGCTCAATATCCAACTCAACAAACCCCGCCACCAGATCCAAAAGCAGAGGATTGGGCGGAAAAGAATGAATGGTTTGGCAAAGATAATGCCATGACCTACACAGCTTTTGATCTACACAGAAAGCTTACTGAAGAAGAAGGGTATGATCCAAAGTCAGATTCTTATTATACAGAGATTGATAAAAGAATAAGACTTGAATTCCCTCAGAAATTTGGTAATACTGTAGAAAAGACGATTAATAAACCTACACAAAACGTTGCTTCTGCAACGCGTAGTGCAAGGACTGGTCGCAAAAGTGTGAAACTCACACCTTCACAAGTAGCAATCGCTAAAAAATTGCGTGTGCCACTAGAAGAGTATGCAAGACAATTAAGACTCACGGAGGGAGAATAAGCATATGACAAAAGAAACAAAAACTACTTCCCGTGCGAGCCAAACAAGAGCTAAAACTTTACGTAAGAAAGTTTGGACTCCACCATCGTACTTAGATACGCCCAACGCGCCAACTGGATTCAGACACAGATGGGTTAGGGTAGAAATCATGGGATTTCTCGACACGAAAAACATACAAGGACGCTTAAGGTCCGGGTATGAGTTAGTAAGAGCCGATGAATTTCCCGGAGATGACTATCCAGCAATACCAGATGGCAGATACGCAGGGGTGATCGGGCACGGAGGCCTTGTGCTGACAAGGGTACCAGAAGAGATCGCGAAGCAAAGATCTGAATACTTTTCCAAATTAGGACAAGATCAGATGGATGCAGTAGACAACGATTTAATGAAGGAACAGCATAAGAGTATGCCGATCAATATTGATCGACAGTCTCGTACAACCTTCGGTGGTAGGAAACGTTAATTTTTTAACAATTCAACCAACGAAATTTATATAAACCGTAGACTACGTATAGTAGTTTACAATTGGAGAAAACTATGGCTAACCAAAGTACGACGGGTTTCGGTTTGAGACCTTTAAGAAACGTACACCAGGGAGATCATAACGCCGGTTTAGGTGAATGGAAGAAAGCTGCGTCAACAACAGCAATCGACCATCATGACTTAGTATTATTAGCAGCTTCTGGCTACGTAACTGTAGCAACAGCAGGAGCGGGAGTTATTAATTCACTAGGTTCACTAAACGGGTCGTTTTATACTGATCCTTCTACAAATAAGCCAACATGGTCCAACTGGGCACCTAATAATGCCGCAACAGACATGACGTGTCTTATCAATGATAATCCACAAACCATGTTTGAAATGCGTACAAATCTAACGAGTACAACACAGGCTGATGCAGGAGGAACTGCACCAATCGTAGATAATGCTGGCTCTGGAGCACCGAATTATATTTCGGGTTTCACATTCGGCACTGTCACAACTGTTGTAAATCAGATTAAGTTATTAGGAATATCTAGAGATCCTGACAATCAGGACGTATCCGTAGACGGATGTGTATGGAGAGTAATGATTTCGAATCATATTCTAGGTAATAACGAAGTTGGAATATAATAGGAGCATAAAACATGGCAATATCACGTAATCAGCTAGTTAAAGAACTAGAACCAGGTTTAAATGCACTATTTGGCCTGGAGTACAAACAATACGAAAATCAGTCGGCGGAGATTTATACGACTGAGTCATCTGACAGAGCTTTTGAAGAAGAAGTTATGTTGTCAGGTTTCGCTAACGCATTAGTAAAACCAGAAGGATCTGGAGTTGCTTTTGATCAAGCGCAAGAAACTTTCACAGCAAGATACACTAACGAGACAATTGCTCTCGCTTTTGCAATCACTGAGGAAGCTATTGAAGATAACCTGTACGACAAACTTTCTTCTCGTTACACAAAAGCACTAGCAAGATCGATGGCAAACACTAAACAAGTGAAAGCAGTATTTCCTCTGATTCAAGGGTTACCTACTACAGATAACTATGATTCAGGAGATAGCGTTTCACTATTTAGTACTGCACACCCAACGATAGCTGGAGTATTTTCAAATACTCTTACTACGCAAGCGGATTTAAACGAAACATCGTTAGAACAAGCGTTAATTGATATCGCTGCACTAACTGATGAAAGAGGTTTAAAAATCGCTGCTAAAGGTGTGAAGATGATTGTCCCATCTGCTAATCAGTTCACTGCTGAGAGATTGATGAAATCTCAAGGTAGAGTTGGAACTGCTGATAATGATATCAATGCAATCAAATCTATGGGTATGATTCCTCAAGGTTATAGAGTGAACAACTACCTTACAGATACTGATTCTTGGTACATAATCACAGATGTACCTAATGGTATGAAACACTTTGACAGAGCTCCTCTTACTACTAAGATGGAAGGGGACTTTGACACTGGCAACGTAAGATACAAAGCTAGAGCAAGATACGTTTTTGGCGTATCGGACCCTAGAGGTATTTACGGTGTTGAAGGTGCGTAATACTTAAAGAAAATTAATGGGGCGGCCTCAAAACCGCCCCATTTACTTAATAAAGATAGAAATTCACTATGAAAAACTTCCGAGTACAGATTCTTGCTTACGGCTATTCCGCTGATTTTAATGTTTCAGCTGAAGACACCCCAGAAGGTATTGAAAAATCAATCCTTGACAAACTGGGAAAAAATGAGGTAAAGTTCGAGTCTAATGGATTTACGAGGAAAGATCGTAAATGGATAACCTATGAGGAGGTTATAAATGATCCAAGACCTATACAAACAAAAGAAGTCCTTGGAGTTAAGTTGGGAGCAGGAGTATAACGAATCCGGTAAATATACTCTTAATATGGTCGAAATTGATGAGAAGATTAAAAGTACTATTACTCAGATCAAATTAGAAGAAGCTCGCCAAGCAGATCTTAGAAATAAGATTTCTGAATCTAAGGCCGAAGTTTCGATAGCCACTTAAGCGCTATCAAAAATCATACATTTTGACAGGGATACCTTGCGCTGAACGCAAATCTGCGTTATAGATTAAGTACTATACAATTATTAATTAGATCTAGACGCGTATAGTCGACGGCCTAGAGACTAGATCTACATAATCTAGGAGGA